TCAAGCGGCGGCAAGGTGGGCGGCGAACAGGTCGTTTGAACTCGCGAAGCCTAAAATTTCGCGCGGATAGTTATTGATCCACGTTTCGACGCGAAGAATATATGCGGCGGTTACTTTCCGGAAGTCTGTTCCTTTCGGCAAGAACCGCCGTATCATTCTGTTTATATTTTCATTCGTTCCCCGCTCGAATGCGCTATAAGGGTGGCAATAATAAACCTTCGTCCGCTTCCGGTTCTTCCCGTAGATTGACTTTTCAATTCCGGCGCAATCCGTGAATTCTGAACCGTTGTCAAACGTAATGCTTTTGAATATCTTTGAAAAGCGCTTTCCGTATCGGCGTTCCAGCTTATTCAGCGCCGCCACGACGCTGGCGGCTGTCTGATCCGGTATCTTCATAATGATTTCTTGCCGCGTCAGACGTTCCGAAAGGACAAACAAGGCTTCCTTCGTCTTTTTCTTTCCGCATACGCAATCGCCTTCCCAATGCCCGAAGGTTTTTCGTTCGTCAATCTCCGGATCGCGTCTTTCTATGCTTTCGCCCTGCGGCGCGCGGGCGGATTTCTTGCGCTTTACTTTTTCATATTTCCGCTTCCGCTTTCCTTTCTCCGGCAAGCTCTCGCGGCTGATCCCGAAAAATATTCCCTTGTCGATGTAGTTATAAATCGTCTTTTCGCTGATCTCCGTTTTGAAGGTCAGCCCCAGCCGTTTGATTTCCCCTACAACGGCGGCGGGGGAATATCCCTCTTCACCGATTTTCTTTTCGATGAAGGCGGCTAATTCGTAATCGCTTCCGATCTTTAATTCTCCGCCTTTTGCCGCAAGGTTTTCACGGTATCGGGCTTCGGCGATTTCCGGCGAATAGCGTTCTTCCGTCGTTAAGTCGGAATTCAAATGCGTATAGGTTCCGCGCTTTAACTCCCTGTAAATCGTCGTATTATGGACGTGCAAACGGTCGGCAATTTTGCAGGGCTTCAAGCCCTCTTTTAACGCCTTCTCGATTTTAAGGCGATCCGTCCACGTTAAATGCTTGTGCATTCTCTTTCCTCCTTCCTCCGAAAGAAAAAGGGCGGCATACCCTGCCGCCCTCCGAAGCTCCGCTTTATTCCGCCAAGAATTCTTCAATCGCTTTCTTGATAACTTGCGCCTGCGCCGTTCCTGTTGCGGCGCATTTTTCTTTGAATGCTTCCGCCATCTCCTTCGGAACGCGAACGATAATCGAACCGTATACGCGGCTGTTATATCGGTTCTTCACCGCCGACGAAGTTTTCGTTTTCCTTTTCTCCGCCATCCTTTTCACCTCTAAAACAATTCTTCCGCTTGAACGTAGGCGCGCAATTCCTCTTCATCGGCGCAAATATCCTTCGGAACTTTGTATTCCACGGATAGCCCGCCGATCTTGCAGGACAGCACCCAGCATTCGCGGCGCTCTTCAATCGAATATTCCCTTGTGTCTTTGCGAATAATAATCATATTCCGCCCCTTTCTGCCCGCTCCGTTGACAACGGCGGGCAATATATATTATAATAGGGCTTACGGGAAGGGCGGTTTCCCGCCCGTTCCCTGCCTATGAAAGCTATTTGCTTTCTTTGGGATTTGAAGCCTTGCCGGATTTTTGCTTCTTCAAAGTGATTTTGATAACAACGCTTTCCACCGCTTCGTTATTCTCAATCGCTTTTGAAAGCTCCTGCAAGGCTTTTCCTATATCCTGCGCCATTTCTTCACCCCCTTTCTATGCTTTTATTGTAACATACTTATTGCAGTATGTCAATAGATTTCCCGAAATAAACAAGAAAAAATCATAAAAACAAGGCGACGGGATAGCCCGCCGCCTTTATTCGTCCCCTAAAAGCCAAACAACCGAAACGCCCAGCACCTTTGCAAATATCTTTAATTCAAAGTCGGATACAAAGCGCGTTCCGATCTCTATTCGGCTTATGCTGTCCCGCTCCATATTAACGCCCTGCGTCTGTACCTTTGCGGCTAAATCCTCTTGCCGTAAACGCTGGATCACCCGCGCTTGACGCAATCGTTCGCCGCAAATATTCTTTTTCCCGTTATAGTCGTATATCTTCATATCGTGTGCGATCCCTCTTCATTCTGATTATTTGCAAACAGCGTGTAAATATTCCGCTTTATTCTTGATTTTAGCGCGCGGAAGCCGTATAATTATGTTAAAGGTCAGAATGGGTAAATTCTGCCTTGAAAATTTACAATTCAAAGGGGGATTTGCTCTATGTTCGTAACCTTTACAAAGACACTAAAACGAATGGCTGGTTTTCGGCTGGGCTTCGGTATCCGCGTAAATAAGCGCAACGCCCCGTTGTGGTGTGGCGCTATGCTTGTCGCCGGAATGTTCTATCTTATGTGGTATATGATTATCGGCGCGGGCTGGTGTCTGTACTTTATGCTTTTGGCGATCTACAAGATTTATTATTACCTGTTTAAGGGGATCGCGATAGGGTGTAAGAAACTGTATCGTTTCATCAAAGGGAAAATCGCTACGGCGGAAACGGAAACGCCCGCCGATCCGGAACAATAATGCCAACAAAAAAAGCCCCGCGAAGGCGTGTAGCCTTCGCGGGGAATTTTTTATCGATGGGATAGCTCGCCGCCGAAAGCCGCTTCGCGGAAGGAGGAAACGCGGGCGGCGTTGTCGGTGTTAGTTGTTTTCTTCGCCTTCCGCTTCGATCAGCCCGATATACTCCGGAAGATTGAAAACGGCGGCTTCGATCAGTTTATCCAAGCTGTCGGGATCAATGGTAAAGCCCTTTTCCTGCAAGAACTGCACGACATAGGCTTTCTTTTCTGCGCCGCGCCCGCTTCCCACGTAAAGCTGTTCGGCGGCTTCTACGGCAACCGTTACCCACAATTCGATCTTCTCCAGCTTGTCCGCGTCGATTTTCCCTTTCAGCCACGGGATCACGAACGCGGTAATAACTGCCGCGACAAGCGCGATAATTGCTTCCATAATGGGTGTAAGATCAATCATTTATAAAACCTCGCTTTCGTCTGTTTCCGTTTCCGGTTCGATTTCTTCTTTTTTCTTCACTCTTGCAACAATGATTTCCGATACACGTTTCAGCATAAGCGCGCCGCACTCGATCACAACGGCGGTAAAGTAGTACGTAATCAGCGTTGTTTGTTCAATCCCCGTAATGAGGAAAGAAACATACTGCGCCGCAATGAAGATCGCCGTTGTAATTCCGATCGCGACAATAACTTTTGTTGCGAAACGTTCGTCCGCAAGAAACTTCTTTTGACGCTTTCCGCGCCTTAAACGCTTTCCCATATTTCCCCCTTCCATAGATCGCACGAAATCGCACGGCGTGCGATCCGATAACGCGCGCGTGCGATCCGTGTATTAAACAAGCGTCAGATCGGACAGCTTCACCGCCGCGACAACCACGCCACCGTATGTAATCACGGCGCGATCTCCGCTGATTTCCTTTACGACGTGATCGCGGTTATACACGAAGGAAGCAAGGCTTTTCCCGTCGTAGGTTTTCGCGCCCTGCTTCAAGCGTACTTTGCTTCCCACCTTCACGGAAGCCGCCGCCGTGCCGCCGCTTCCGGTCGTAATAAAAGCGTCAGAATATCCCGCCGCTTTCAGCTTTGCAAGCATAGCGTCGGCGTTTGCCTTCTTGCTGAACGCACCCACCTGTACTTTGTAATAGCCGCCCGTATTCGCGACGTAGGTATCGAAACCAGCCGCCTTCAATTTCTTTTCCAGCGCCTGTGCGTTCGATTTCTGCTTGAAAGCGCCTGTCTGCACTTTGTAAAGCGTACCAGCTCCGGAAGAAGGCGTTTCCGGCTCCGCCGGGGAAGCCCCCAGCCTTTTGTTTACCTCCGCCGCGATCGCGCCGTGCCTTTCGTACAGATAATCCCCCGGACAGGATTTATTCGCGTAATCTCTATGAACCGTCATATTGCAACCGTTCAAATGATTAACGCGCTCATTCTTATTCGTAGACCAAACAAGTTTCTTGATCCCGTTCCTGCGGCAAATATCCGTTACAAGGTCAAGAAGGGCGGCGTATGCTTTCGCGTTCACGGCGTAAGGGTGTGCCGTGTCGCTTGCAACTTCGATTGTGATTGCGCGGTTATCGTTCGCCGCGTTTGAACTGCACCACGAACGATCCTTTTCTTCGACATACATTCCGATACGTCCGTCAACGCCCACGCCGTAATTAGAACTTGCCTGTCGCGAAGTCGGCGCAAAGATGTTTCCCAGCGTTTCAACGGAACATTGCCCGACAACGCAATGAATTGTGATCGTGTCGATCGCGTGATTTCGCGGGCTTGTTCTGTTCGGTGAAATTTTCGTGTAGTCCACCAGCGTGCTGTTACTCATTGTTGATACCTCCTAAAATTAAGAACGGGAACGGCTCATTCGTGAACCGCTCCCGTTCTGTTTTACTTGCTGATTTGCTGTTCGATATGGTCAAGTCGTTTATGTGCCTGTTTTGCAGACGCTTCAACGGAAACAAGCCTTCCGACGAAATCGGTATTCGTCTTTCTCTGTTCCCGTTGTTCCGCCTTTACGTCGTCAATGCCGCCTTTTATGTATCCCAATTCGGTTAGAATTGTTGCGTCGCTCTTCGCTTCTTTGGTCTTGTCGCTGTCCCTATTACGGACAAAAGCGATATACCCAAACACGATTGCGCAAACGGTACTGATAACAGATAAAACGGTCATTGCATTTTCCATTCGTCGCCCTCCTTTCGTTCATTGTCGATTTGTGCCGCCGCGCTTGCGGCTTGCCGCTCTTCCCGCGCGCCCTCCAGCCGTCGAAGCATTCCTTCCCGAAGCAAGTACGCGTCCGCGTGTTGGATATGCCCCAGCCAGCTTTGAAGGGCTTTCGCGAAGCGCTCTTCGCTGATAATTCCCTTCCGGTATGCGCGGATCGTCCGCTTCATTCGGCGAATGCTTGTTTTGCGCACCTTCTTGTGGTCGGTGAAGTGTCTGTATCCGCAGAAATCAACGCCGTTCTTGCAATTAAGGATCGTTGTTTTCGGATTGAGAAGCAAGCCCAATTCCGAAGCAAGGAAGAATTCGATCTTCTGCAACAAATCCCGCAAATACGCCTTGTCGGGCGAAAGGATAACGAAGTCGTCCATATAGCGTATATAATGCCGAACGTGCAAGGTTTCTTTCAAATACTTGTCCAGCCGATCAAGATATAAATTCGCGAATAACTGTGACGTAAGGTTTCCGACGGGAATTCCCTTGCCGTCCGTGCCGCCGTTGTCGATGATTTTATCGAGAAGCGCAAGCGCTTCTTCGTCCTTGATGATCCGCCGGATCGTCGCTTTCAGCCTTTCGTGGTCGATTGATTGAAAGTAATGGTGAATGTCCGCTTTGATCGCGTACAGCGGTTTTCCGTCGAAGGTTTCATCGTAAAGCCATTTCGTCAGCACTTCGGAAGCCTTGTGCATTCCCTTTTCCTTGCGGCAAGCGTAGGAATGATAATAAAACCGCCGATCTATCAGCGGTTCTAAAATATTGTTGATCGCGTGTTGCGCGACGCGATCGGCGAACGGAAGGGCGGAGATTAACCGCTTCTTCGGTTCGTAAACGTAAAACGTGCGGTAAATCCCTTGTTCGTAAGAATGCCATATCAAGTGATTTTGCAAATTGATAAGGTTTTCTTCAAGATTTCGCGAATACCGCAAAACTTCGTTACGATAACGCTTGCACCGCCGCGCTTTCTTGTATGCGCGTTCGAGATTTGCGAAATCGTATATCTGTTCATAAATTCCGGTGTATCTTTTCATAGAACCTCCCGCGTCCGCCTTTCGCTTTCTGCTACTAACCAGCCGCGTCCCTTTTCGTATTTGCCCAGCGGTATTCCTCCGCCAAGACGGGCAAAGCGTTCTGACTAATGGTATTTGCATTAGTTGTGCCGTTGCTCCGTAAAGCAACACGCCTAAAAGTTTCCAAGTCACAGGCGCACCGCGCGCCGATGTTCGTGTTCACGTTCCACGGGTAGTTGTTCAAGTTGACGGCGCGCGCCCCGGCGTGAACGCCATTGTTCCAGTTGCCGCCGCCGAGAAGGGCGCAGAATTAACAACGCTTTGCCCAAATGTCAACGCCCGCTTTGCGCAAACTTTATCAGCCCGCCGAGAAGCGAACCGATTTCAGCGATCTTCCCGCATATCACGCCGTATTGCTTCGGATTGATATATCGGAGATCATGCGCAAGGCGGATCAACATTTTTAATTCCTCTATGAGAACGTCCGCTTCGTATAGGTTGGATTTCTTCGCCGTGCTTTTGTTTGCCTTGATAACGCACCGTTCCAAATCTATCACGCAATTTTTGATTTGCGTTTGAAGCGTGAATTTCTCATACTTCGGGAACTTTGCAATTATGGGATAGAGGTACAAGAGAAAATCGTATACCTTTTGATACAATACCAGCTTTTCCATGTGTCAAAGTCCCTTCAAAAATAGGGGACGGGCTTTCGCCCGCCCCGTCAGATATTCAGATAACAGATTACAGACTGTCACAGGCGCACCGCGCGCCGATGCCCGTGCTCACGTACCACGGGCAGTTGCTCAAGTCGACGGCGCGCGCCCCGGCGCGAACGCCACCGCCCCAGCCGCCGCCGCCGAGAAGGGCGACAAGCGAATAATCGTTGTACTGATAAATATTTCCGTATCCGTCGCCGAACGGGGAAGTTGTGTCCCAGCCCCATACACCGTCGTTCGTTGCGTGATAGTGTCCATTCCCGTTTGTGTACTCTTTTCCTGCGCGCCCGCCGTCGTATGAAGGGAATGTTCCGCTTCCGTTCAGCTTTACGTGTTCCGCCCGCGTGATAAGCTCGTTCAGCCATTCCCATACATTTCCGACGCAATCGCGGCAACCGATCGAAGAAACGGCATTTGCGACGTATCCGGTTTTCTGCCTTCCGGTGTTTCCGGTCGCGCTCCATGCGTTCGTGTTGCTGTCCGCCATCCCCTGCGGGCTTCCGAAAGCCGCCATGCAAAACTCTTCGTATGTCAGAAGGCGCTTGCCGGATACAAGGGCGCGTTCAACGAACCCGTACCAATTCAAGCCTTCCGTTCCGGTCATCGGTGTGGCGTTATAGGCGGAAGCAAGCCCGCCCGCTCCGTCGTCGGAAGAAAGGTAAATATCAACCCATGTCCCGTTTGCGAGATAGACCATGCCTTCGGGATTGCACTTCGGACGATGTGCCAGCGTCCAAACGGAACGTGGAACGATACCGTCGAACACGGAACTTTCCCAGTTTGTGCCGCGTACCGCGCCGGAAGCGTTCACAGGCGCAAGCGCGGCGTTCACTTTGCGGCACTTACCGTAATGGAAGCCGCCGATCTTGCGGCTGTTTGCCGCTCCGTAGCCCGCCGGGTAGGTGGAATTCAGCGAAATTTTATAAACTTCGTCGTTACCTTCTCCCGCGTCGCACAGGAAAATATAATAATCCTTTCCGACGGTGAAAGCCGCCCCGCTGTCAAGGTCAGCCGCCGAAAGTGCGGTGTTTTCGGTCTTGAACACGCCGCCGCCGAAAATGGAGAAGATACAACCTTCTTCGATCTGCAACGTGTCGCTTCCGATCACGGTGATATACTGCTTGATCGGAATTGCCGTTTCGGAAAGTGTGGCGATCTTGCCCGTGTTAAGCAGGGCGCGGGGATCGCGGTTTACGAAATCATTTGTCAGAAAGCGCATAATTCTTCAAAACCCCCTTGATAGATTTTACTTCGTCCGCAGAAATGCCCAGCACTTCAAACGGGCTAACGTCGGAAAGAACCTTCAAAACCTTTTCGCCCTCTTCCATAGCGCGGGAAAGAGAAACGATCATCAGCTCTTCGGCCTTCTCTGCGCCTTCCTCCAGCTCTTCGGCGTTTCCTCCGCCGATGTCCGGAAGAAGCGAACCAAGGTCAACGCCGATCTTGTCGAAAAGGTCGCCCAGCTTGTCGAACGCGCCTTCGGCAATCTGCTTGAAGGCGGAAAGCACGGCTTCGGCGTGTGCGCGCTGTGCCTCCTTGATCGTTGTGGTATAGTTGTTCTTCACCTTCACGCCCGCCGCAACCTCTGCGCAAGGATTGATTACCACCGTTTTTCTGTCCTCGCTGATCTCTACGATTGGAACGGCGATATACTGCCGCTCCTCCACCGCTTCGATCGCGGCGGAAAGCTCATTTGCGGGAAGCTCCCCCGCTTGCACAAGGGAAAGACAATTATACAAGTCGTTCCCCGTTGCAATTTTCTTCGGAAATCCTTTCATTGTGTGTACCTCCTTTGATTTATTCGGTTACGGTCGAAAGGTAAGCGCAACCAAGATAAGAATTCGCCAGCCATGCGGCGGAAGTGAAAGCGTCCGCATTTTCGATAGCGGCTTCAAGTGCCGCGACGCGGGCTTGCAAATCCCCAACTTCCAGCGTCAGTTGCCCCGCAATATCGCCGGAAAGCGTGTTTTTAATCCCCTCGAACCACGCTTCAAACTCCGCGCGGGCGGACGCTTCGTAATCCTCCAAGCTCTGCAAGAAGGTTTCGTAATCCGCCGCCGCGTCGTTTTCATATCCGGACACGCGAGCAACGTATGCGTTGTATTCGTCCGTAATCAACGCGCGGTACAACTCGAAGAAATTATCGAACTGCGCCGTAATCGCGGACGGGTCAATCTGTTCGACAACGCCTACAACAATCCCGCAAAGTTCCGTATTGTATCTCCGATCCGTTATATTGCTTTGTGTGATAGTTGTTGCGCCCGCGCTTACATAAACGTCTGCGATTGCCAATTCGTAAATATCCGCGTCCCTCTCTACTGCTGGCGCGGTAGGGGAAGCCGAATATGAAGAAGATTTCGCCTTTACTGAAATAATTCGGTTTGTCAAGTCCCATTGAACCACAATGCGGTCAATGCGGTTCAAAACGCCGTCAGCCGTTGCAAGTGTTAAGGAAAGATCACTTGTGTTATTATAAAAATATCCGTTGATCCACGCTTTTCCTGCCTTCACGGTCACTTGCATTCCGCTTCCGACAACAACTTGAAGGCCCGTCGAAGGAACGGGAAAAACGCCGTTTCCGATGAATGATCCGAAATACGACGCCCAATCTTCCGCCTTATATTTTCGGTCGCCGGATACGCTGTTAAAAAAGCTCGATTTTTCCATATTTACACCCCTTTATTTTGTGATTTGCCGTATCTGCGTTAAAAGCGCGGGCAAACTTTCACCGAAAGTTATGTCAATTTCTTCGACGTTGTTTTGATAGGTTTCCGCAATCTCCGTTATGCGAACGTCAATGCGAATTCCCCAGCGCTTGTTCACGCAAGTAACGCGGTCGCCTAAATCATAATCGGTTCGGTAGATCAGATTTGCGAAGGTGTTTACCTTTGAACCGAACGAAAGCGTTTCCGCGTACTGTTCTAATTCCTCTGCACCTCTGGCGGAAAGAAGCGCTAAATATTCCGTATCCGTAAGCGATACTTGTTCGCCGTCGTCGTCCTCGTATTCCTGCACAATATCGGTGGCGTTTATGAATACCTCTTCACGCGCCAGCCCTGCTGCCGATCCGCCTACTTCGGCAACCTTCCGCGCAACGCCTTCTTTCTCTTCACCGCCGACGAACGCCGTTGTTTTTAGGTTTTCAATGCTGTTCGTGTATTCCTGCTCGACGATGTTATCGAACTCCTGCGAAAAGATACAAGGCGCATTCCCCGCGCTGTTGCCAGCCGTAAGGTCGCGCCCCTCGTAGACGGAAAAGACGTGCGTACCCGTGCGCGCGTCCGTTCGCATTCGTATTCCCAGCTTTGCCGCCTTCGCCGCTGTTTCCGCCGCAAGCTGGGCATTTGTGTACTGCTCCGAAGTGTAGTCGATCGCGCCGCTTTCGGTGTCCGCGTCGTCGTCCGCGATCGACACGTCCGGAATTTTTCGCACGGTATCAGCCGGATTTGTTACGTTCTCCCGTACAATACGGTATAGAATGTTCTGCGTTGTGTCGTTCGTGATAATCTGCTTTTTGATTATTCGCTTCCCGATCCACGCGATCAGGAACTTTCCTTGAACCTCGATTTCCTCCAGCCCCTGCGAATTCTTCGTGATCGAAACATAACGGATTTGTGCCGCTTCGTCGTCGCCGCGCTTCATAATGATATTGTTCTTCACCAGCATTCGGGAATGCTCTTCCGTGAAGGGAACAAGCAACTTGAATTCGCCGCAACTCCAATAGCGGCGCGTCCAGATCAGCGACGCGATTTTTTCGACGATCCCTTGAAGCTCCATATCGGAAGAATAGACGTATAATTCCATACCGCTACACCCCCAAATACAAGTTATTGTGATAAATGGATACTTCGAGATTTTCCGCGTTTGTATCTGCTGAATATCGGAAAAGGTTATCGCCCACGGCAAGCTGTAAATATGAACTGTCAACGTCCAAATAACGGAAAGCGTCGGTTTCAACGCCGCCGCGTAACAGTTTTACGGATTTTTCGCCGTATCCCGTCGAAACGGTCAGCACGTCGCCCGCTTCCAGCGCAAGGTTCGCTTTAATGAATTCCTGCGTATTGACGTTCAGAAGCTGTGGATTTGTCAGCGCGCCCAGCGCGCGGAACTCGATCCGGATACCGCTTTTCACGTCGCCGGAATTGAACACGTTGACGATCAGCGAAGGCTGGCGGTATCCGATTTCCCAATCCTCCGTTATCTCCAGCCCGTCCGGAACGGGAAATTCAAAGCCGCCGATCCACGTTGCTATATCCTCGCGCGTTTCCGCCTCTTCCCGCCAAAACGGATTAAGGCACGAAAGCTGGATTGTGAATTGCTCTAATATCGTCCCGCGCTTGAAGATCGGCGCATTGTTGATCGTGCAACCGATAACCCGCTTGAAGTCGCCCAATTCGTAAGTAAGCGTCGCGGAATACTGCGGATTTAATATCCTGTTCAGATTTCGGCGCAATTCCTGCACGGCGATTTTGTCCCGCTCCTTGATATGCCCTACGATGTCAATATCGCGGCTTTCAATGCGGTATCCTAAATAGGTATCGCCGTCCTGTCCCATACTGTTTGTTGAATATATGGCGTTCTGCACGTCAGACAAGCCGGAAACGTCCTTGAAGTTTACGTGATACGAAGAAGAAGGGGAAAAGACAATGCTTTCCCCCCGCTCGTTCGTGTAGGTCAATTTCTCTTGTGTTTTCATCAGCCCATTACCTCCCGCGCAATCATTCTGAACTGCCGCGCCGCTTCGCGCTGTTGCTGGGCGTAGGAAGTATCGTTCGCGTAGATGTTTTGTACCACCTCGAAGCGCGCTTCCTGTCTGCCGCCTTTGCGCGGGCGCGGTTCCGGATCGCCGGGAACGGCGTTATCGGTCGCCCTGCGGATCGTCTTTTCAACGTTTCGCATTTCGCGCCCGAAGCCTTCGGCAAGCCCCTGCGCCATATATTCGCCGATACCCGCAAATACTTTCGACGGGGAAGCAATATCCATTTCATCTTCAACCGCCGCGACAATTTCGCGCATCATCGAACGCACGCGGCTTTCCAGCCAGCTCGACATATTTTGAAAGCCCTGCCAAATGCCGCGCACCATTTCTTCGCCCGCCGCCACGAAGTCGGATACAAACGAATTCAGCGCGGTAATAACGGGCTGTACGATTTGCGCCACTTTTCCGGTGATCTGCGGGATACCCTGCACCATTCCGGAAGCTATATTCTTGTCGATCGTAACGCCCGCTTGAATGAACTTTTGATTTTGCGCGGTGAAGGCGGTTATAATGCTCTGCGTGATTTGCGGTATCTTTGCCGTGATCTGCGGGATACCCTGCACCATACCGGAAGAAATCTGATTGTCAAAATCCTGTCCGGCTTGAATGAGCCTTTGCGCCTGTGCGTTCAGTCCGGTAATAACCTTCTCGACGATCGCGTTTATCGCTCCGGAAAGCCCTTCGATATTCGCCATAATGCCGTCATTCACGGCGCGCACCGCTTCGGCGGCGGTAAGCTGTCCCGCTCCGCCCATTGCGGCGGTCATATCAGCCGAAACGCCGTCCATACTTTCGCCGAAGCCTACGCCCACGCCTTCGCCCATATTCGTACCGATTTCGGCGAACACGGTTGAAGGGGAGTGAATGCCGAAGAAACTTTTAATCCCGCTCACAAGGGAAGAAGCCCAGCCGGTTACTTTGTCCCATAACCACGAAGCCGCGCTTGAAATACCTTCCCACAATCCGTGAAGAAGGTTTGCGCCCGCACTCACCATTTCGCCGCCCAAACTTGCGAACGCCTGTACGATACCGGAAACGATCTGCGGAACCGCTTTGACAATTTCAACAATGATCGTCGGCAAATTCTGAATGAGGGAAACGAACAACTGAACGCCCGCTTGAATGATCTGCGGGATATTCTGCACAAGCGCGTTTACAATCCCGCTGATAATCTGCGGGATCGCCTGTACGATCGTCGTTATGATCTGCGGAAGCGCCTGTATCAGCGCCACAAGAAGGTCAATGCCCGCTTGAACAATCTGCGGGATATTTTCAAGAAGCGCTGTAATGATCCCATTTATGATTTCCGGAATAGCCGAAACAATCGTCGTAATGATTTCCGGAAGGGCGGAAATAAGGGAAGTCAGAAGGTCGATACCCGCTTGAATAATTTGCGGGATCGCCGCCAGCAGTCCATTAACAAGGCTCGTTATCACTTGCGGAAGCGCCGCTACAAGAACGGGGATCGCGTTAATGATACCCTGCGCCAGCCCTGTAATAAGCTGTAATGCCGCGTCAATCAGCATAGGGATATTGTCGATCAGCGTTTGCACCAACTGCGTAATAATCGAAACGATCGTCGGAACAAGCGTCGGCAAGGCTTGCGCGATACCTGTTGCAAGCGTCCCGATCATCTGCAAGGCGAATTCAAGGAAGGTCGGAAGCATCGTCCCAAGCTGTTCAGCGATGAACGTTACAAGCCCCAGCAAGCCTTCGGAAAACTGTTGCGCCGCGCCTTCTGCGCCCTCCAGCGCTCCTGTCAGCCCTGTTCCGATCAGCTCGACGAACGGCGTTATCTGTTGCAGAAGATCCGCCGCAAGCTGTTTCAGCTTCGTAACGATAGGTTCGGCAATCGCCCCCAGCGCCGCCATAGCGCTGTTAAGGTTCGCCGTTGCCTTCTGCGCTTCGATAATATCGCCGTTTACCTCTCTGTAAGCCTCCGCCGCGTCGGAATAAAGCCCGTTCAGCGTTTCCGTAATCAGCGCTTGCCGCTCCTGCTCCGTTGTGCAAGCGTCCAGCTTCGATTGAAATTCATCTTCCGAAACGCCCGCCCAATTCAAAGCGTCGGCAAGCCCGCCCGTAATCTGTCCGGTTTTCGCCGTTTCGTTCGCGGCTTCCGTCAAGTTTTCGATCGGCAAGCTGTCGCCGAAGGTCGCATAAACGCCCGTCGCAATATCCGTCCACGTCGCAAGCTCCTGCTCGTTGTTCGTAAGCTGTGCAAGGTGTGCGGCGGCTTCGGTCGCCTGTCCGTCGTCACCAAGAATGCCGTACAATTCGGTATAAGTGTTCTTTGCATCTTCCGCCGAATGCCCCGCCGTTGTAAAGCCCGCTTCCAGCTTGCCCATATTTTCGCGTGCTTCGCGCGTACTCTCTGCAAGCCCTAAAAAGGCGGTAGCCGCCGCGCCGATCGCCGCGCCCATTGCGGCAACGCCCGCCCCGATTGCCTTTCCTACTTTTCCCACGGTGTCGCCGACGCTTTCCCAATCGATCTTTGAGCTTTTCAGTTTCTTTGAAGTGTCGTCAAGCTCCCGTTGAACCTTCACCATTTCGGCGCGTGTGTTGTTAAGGTTCGTTTGCATTTTCTGATAGGCGGGATCGGTAGGATCGATCCCACCTTCACGCATTTTCTTCAATGCCGCTTCTGCGGCTTTCGCTTTCTTTGCCTGTTCGTCAAGCTGTTTTTGTAGAATATCCTGCTTCCGTGTAAGCGCTTCAATACTTTCCGCATTGTCGCCGAATTCCGCCGTCGCCAGCTTCATTTCCGATCCGATTTCGCGAAGGGAAGTATTGATACCTTTACAGGCGGCGCGGTATTCTTTTTCGCCTTCAAGAATAATTTGCGATTTGATTTGCTCTTCCTTCGCCATTTACAACCCTCCTAACACGTCGTCAATATCGGCTTCCGGCTCTTCCGGCTTGAAGCGATCCGGATTGAATTGTTTGTGTATCCTAAAAAGCGTCAAGATTTTATACGGTGTCATTCGCCATACTTCGGCTTCGCTCCACCGAAGAAGCGTAACGCCGATATAAAGAAGGCGGGCAAGGTCGATTATTCCTTGCCCGCCGCCGCGTTTTTTCTGATTTCGTCGTCCTCTCCGTCGTCCTCTTCATCGTCGCGGGCGGGCGGCTCTTCCGTGCCGTTGTTGCCCAGCGAAAACGCCTTGAAGATCGAAGATTTCACTTCGTTAAAATTGCCCGCATGAATGAGTTTGCCCACCTGCTTTTCGGTAAGCTCTTCGTCGCCGTCCTCTGCACCTTCGTTCAGAAGCAGGGTAAGAAGCCAACGAAGGTTCTTCACGCTGTCTTTTCCGGAAAGCGCCTTGTCCAGCTTGTCAAAGCCTCCGAATTTGTCCTGCATTTCGTCAATAACGTTCAGACTGAAAAGAAGGTGTCTTTCCTTGTCAAGTGTGATCGGGAAACGCCCGTCTTTAATTGCGCTCATAAAACAATAAGCGGGAAGCCGTTTCCGGCTCCCCGCTGTACCCCCTTTCTAAATTAGCCCGCCGAATCAGTATTGTTCGGCTCTCTCACCGTAGTAAACCAAGCCGCCGCAACGCTCTCGGTCGGCAATGCGACGTGTTCAGCCTTCCACAAGCCGTCAGAACGCTTGATGAACTGCCCGACGATCTCCGGCGTAGTAAATTCGATACTGTCGCCTTTCGTCTGGTAGTTTTCGGAAGGGATCGCGAACTTCACCTTGTAAAGCCAAATGTACTTATAGCTTCCGCCCGCTTTCTTCGCGCGGAAGCCGATTGCGAAATAAGGCGGTTCGTCCGTATCCGAACCGTAAACCACCATATCGTCGTCCTGCTGTTGCCCAAGCAGGGCGGCAAGGTCAGCCGGAAGAAGGTCATTGACGTTCAGCGTCAATTCTCCCGAAACAAATTCCTTTACAACTTCGTCGGCTCCGTCGTCCGCGTAAAGGATCGCTTCGGCAACCTCCACGGAAAGCTCCGCCGAAATTGCCTTCGCCATTTTTACGGGCGTGCCGTATTCCTCCACGCCGCCGTCGCCGATCGTGATAGGCGCGCGGTAAAGGTCGCGCAATCCGATTGTAGCCATATTCGTTATACCTCCATATACTTGAATTCCACGGGAACGTGATAATAGCCCGTGTTTTCCTCGAACACTTCCGGATCAAACGTGATCCCGTAGAACCCCGCTTCCTTCAATGCCCGTTTTGCGCTCCGCATAAGGGCGATATAATCCACACGGGAATAAATATCCGCCCTGTACGTGAATTCCTCCGCGCCGCTTTCATCGTCCGAAAAATGGGTATCCAGCCCCACGACAATCTGATACGTGATAAAGGTTTCTGCCTTTCCGGTGTAAATCAGCCGTTCGACGGGATAGCCCAGCTTTTCAAGCGTCGTTTTTACAAGTGTATCAACGTCCGTCATTTTGCTTCGCCTCCCATACGCGGCGCATTTCATCGTTTACAGCGTCCGCCGCCTTCGTATTCGCCGCCGTGAACCACGGGCGCGCTGGCATATTCTTTCGTCCGTATTGCAGGACGAAGCCTTTTGTCGCGTTCCGTACCCCGTGCCTGTCTTTCCCGTCCGGATATACTTCAACCATCTTCCCGTTGTCCCGCTCCTTGATTTTGGAAACAACGATCGACGCGGCAAGATCGCCTGTGCTTCGGCGGCTCCGGAACATTGTTCGGATTTCCGCCCGCTGTGCTTCCTGCATTACCGCGCCGCCAGCTTTCAGCATTTCCGGTACTGCCTCTTCCGCGATTTTCGCGCGTTGAAGCATTTGTTCTTGTAGGTCGTCAAGCCCCACAACGTTAAACCGTGCCATTTCCGCCGCCTCCTTCCGTCGTGCCTCCCGCCGCGTTTGCGGCGCTCTGCGCTTCGGGGAAGCTGGAAAGCGTCAATTCCACAAGCTCTCCGTCGTCGTGAATGTACGTCCGAAGAATGCGATAGCGTTTCCCGCTCGAAACGGGATATTCCGCGATCGTTTCCCCGCTATATTCCATTGCGTAAACGTCGAACTTGATTTCGGCGGCGTGTCCCGCCATTTCCGCTTTGTAGAACTCCGAATACCCTACGGATTTTTTATCAGCGAAAACCGTTGTCGCCGTTTCCGGCTTCCTTGTAGGGAAGCCGTGTTCGTTTGTCCGCTCCGAAGGTTCGGAAAGCGCGATCAGCGTTATTTGATCTCTCCAGCCCATTATCCGCCACCGCCTTCCGTGTATTCGTCAGACAGCGACAAGGCGCATTTCAAGTAATCGTATGCTTTCCTGTGCCTTTCGCCTTCGCCGCCGAAGTTATCTTCGGATTTCGCGTACAGAATGATTGCGCGGTCTAAAAGGGGATCGCCCAGCGTTTCGCTGGACGATCCCGCATTTTCCGGAACGTTGATACCGACAAGCCGAAGATCAGCGATACCGGAAGTAATGTAATCTTCGATTTCGTCGTCAAATACGGCGGCTGTTTTTCGCAAAGCCAGCTTTACCTTGTCAAGCATCATCGTTCAACCCTCCATTACGCGCCCGCCTTTACCAGCTTCACGAAGGCTTCGCCGGTTGCGGGCTGGCAATCAAAGATCGCAATACCGCTGTATTTGTAGCTGTTCGTGTCGATGTCATAGGCGTTCTTGACGTTGATACTTTCCGCAAGGTTCGCGCAAACCTTCTTGAAGTCGCCCAAGAAGGCTTCGTGTTCCTTCACGTAATCGGACAGAAGAACCGGATAGCCGTAAACAAAGTAGCTGTTGCCCTGCACGGTTACAATATGGTTCTTGCTGGTATCCTGCAACGGCATAAAATCGGTGAACAAGGTTCGCTTGCTCATAGCGAATTTTGCGTTGCGGTCGTATCCGGCGTTCAGAAGCCCGATCAGCGTCTGGACATTCGCGGCGGTAAGGGAAGCAGAAGCGCCCACGGAAACGCTGTTCGTTGCGCCCCAAGTGTTCGCCTTGTCAATGCCCTTCGGCTGGGAAGTGCCGGTTCCGTTGATGAAGAAATCTTCAACCTTGCGGGCGATCGCCTCTGCAAGCATATCAACGATCCAGCTTTCAAACGCCTCAATGCTCATTGTCATAACGGTATCGGAAATCTGAACCAGCTTCACGATCTCGTACCCGCTCAAGGTTACGGTGGTAAGGGTATCGGCGGCGGGAGTGATTGCGGCGTTCTCGGTGTGAATAGCCGCATCGTTGTTCTTGCCTTCCACAACGAACTTCACCGCGCCTTTAACGTGAAGAAGGGTAACTTCATTCAGCATCGGCGCAAGTTTCTTTACCTTGCTGATAATCTCGTTCGCGGTCTGCGTCGGCACAACCTCCGCGCCCGTGCCGCTGGCGTTCGCATAGGCGCGCTTCTCCGCGTCGGTAAGGGGAAGGCGGCGAAGGTTTTTCAGCCACGCGGAACGATATTCGGGCGTACCGAAGGGATCATCGGGCGCGGCGTTGTCGTCGCCGTTGTTCTGCTGGAAAGTGCGGATAACAACGCCCGCGCCCTTCGCGATATTGTCAAGAATGCCGTTGCGCTTCTCGGCGGCGGCAATCAGTCCGGCGCGCTCTTCGGTAAGCTCCTTCGTTTCATTCTCCAGCGCGTCGATTTCCTCGGCTTTCATAGCGTCGCCGCGCTCTTCGATCTCCTGCTTGATAGCCGCAAGGCGGGCTTCAATCTCTTTAATTCTCATTGTGTTAAACCTCCATCATAAGTTTGATTTTAAGAATTTGCTTCCGGCGCTCCAGCCGCTCCTGCTGTTCTCTTTCGATCACTCCGTCGAAATAGGAACGCGCCGAAATATCGGTATCGGCGTTCGCCGGATAAGATACCGCCGAAACGTCGTAAACCTTCTTGATCTTCAAGATCGTTCTTGTGTGCGTGTCTTTGTTGTATGCGTCCTCCGATACGGTGAACGCCCACGACATTTTGCAAATAAGCCCCGCGTCGATACTCGCGTAAAGGCGTTTTGCCTCTTCGGTAAGGCTCAAATTTGCGGCAATAAATAAGCCGCCGTCCTGCGGTTCCAGAAGCAGGGAAGGCGGCTTGTTCTTTGCCATCTTGTTTCGGGCGAATACCATTCCGGAATGATCGAACTGCATAATCACGTCGGACAGGTCAGCGCCTACAAGCGCGTTCCGGTCGATCATTTCGCAATACTTGATCCCGCCGTATTCGTACATAACATACGGCTTATTGAACGTTGTTGCGAAGCCTTCGACGTAATAATCGGTGTCAAACCTCTTCTCCGTTGTCCCCTGCGGGATCATCAGCGGCTGGAACATTTGACGGTATTCCCGTTCCTTCACTACTGGCATTCGGTGTAACCTCCTTTCCTAACTCTGATACTTCCGCGTATTCCTTGCGAATATAATACTTGTCCCCGCCTTCGACGTGCGACATATTCCAAATATCCATAACGCCGTTACGGTTTAACAAGCCACGGTCAAACAATTGTGTGCTGATATTCAGCTTCGTATTATTGCTTGCGTATTGAAGCCTGTTCGCGGTAAACGTGATCGCGTTCCCGAAGGATAATTCCCGCTGTGTATAGGTCATATTCGACATAACCAGCGAAAGCTGGATCGCGAAAGGCTCGATCTTGCCTTCGTAGTAAGCGTTCCATTCATCTTCGGTATAGCTGTTCTGAATGATTTTCGCGTTCGTCCCGAAGTAGTTAAAGACATTTTCGTTGATCTGCGCCATCTGCGCGGCGTTTACGGTGAACGGCTTGCTTTCGATCGGCTTTACGTCCGCGAATTTGCTATCGTAGATCACCATTCCAGATTGATTATCCGCCGAAAGGTTATCCGCCGTGAAGCGCTTGCGCTCTTTCGTAATATCCTCCGGCTTTAACATATTTGCAACCTTCGCCAAGAAGCGAATAGAAGCCGAATTCTTTACGCCGTTGATAATTCCTTGATTTTGCGTATGGATCAACTGCATTGTAGGTCGAAGCGCGGCGTTGCTTTCCCCGAAGAAATCGTCGCTATACTGAAATTGCGTCAGCACCCCGACGCGCTCGAACTCGATTGCCGCCCTCTGCCCGTTTGCGAACGTGTAGCGCAAGAACGGCGCGCCCTTGTATTCGACAACCTCGCAACGCTGTGGAAGCAGGGGATAATACCCCGCGATCCCGCCGTATTCATCTTCGATCGGAACAATGAACGCCGTGTTATTCACCGAAAGGATCGTCGCGATCCGGTAAATAAATTTTGACGTGTCCATAAACGGATTAGGGCGGAACTGCAATACCCTTTCAAGGTTCTTGTACGCCGTCCCGCTGATTTCCGGTTTCAACTTTGAACAGAAATTCGCGAACGAATGAATAGCCGCCCGCGTAAGCTCCATTTCGTAAAGGCTTTCCGGCGCGTTCGTGAAAACGGGCGAATACCCGTTAAGCATTTTGAAATATCCTTCCGCTTGAATATCCGAACGCGGTTTTCGGAAAATCGTTTCAAAAATTCCCATAGTTTTATCACCCCGCATTTTTCAGCATTTCGCCGATCTCGTTATAATACTTCTGCCGTACCGTCATAGCGTCGATCACGGAAACGAAGCCGTCGATACGCGCCCGCTGTTCGATTTTTACCGGACGGAATTTTCGCGTTTCCATATTGTGCTTTAACGCGACGTTAAGGAAATGTGCTTTCAGAAGGTTATTATCCGCGATCTTGAAATTGCCGTCTTTGATTATGCCTTCAAATTCTCGGATAACGGGCGCAAGGTTTTCACCCTGCCATACGTCGTCCGTCTGGAAGCCCGCCGCCTTCAAGTCGTCAATCAGGTATTGCGCGCTGTAACGGTCATACCCGATCTTTAGGATATAAATTCCGTACTGATCCCGAAGGGTAGAAAACCATTCGTAAACGTCCCTGTAATCGACGTGATTTTCGCCGGACAGCTTCACGATCCCTTGCTTGACGAATATATCATACGGCACGCCGTCCACCGCCTGTGCGGTTTCCAGCCTGTTCGCGGGCATAAAGAATTGTGCGAAGGCATAAAGAACGCCGCCGCGCTCAATAATCACGCTTGCGGCTGTAAGGTCTGTTGTCTGCGATAGGTCGATACCGCCCACCGCGTAGCTGTCTTTGAAATCCTCCATCTTTATTTTTTCTCCCGCTCGATCTACGACGACATAATCAAGCCAAGCGACGGAAGAATTCTGCTTGATATTGCAGTATTTGCAAAGGAATTCAGCCCGCTTTGAAAGGCTCATTTCCGCAACGGCGATTTCCTCTTTGAAGAACTCCGGCGAAACGGAAACGCCCATATTCGGATTTGCTTTTTTAAGCTCTTCAAGGT